AGCCAGCATCCATAGCAGCCTTTAAGAATCTATCATTCATGGCAAGTGCCTCCCACCCTGGATGGGAATGCATGCTGTCTTTTGTATAACCTATTTGCTCTGGTGTAAATGATGTCCCATTTGCGGCGTTAATATTGGCAAGCATCATATCTACTTCATTTTCGAAATCCAGGTCTACCTCTCTAGGTATTTTTAGCGGATTTTTGATAGAAAGATATACCGGAAGAACCCTGCCGCCAGCCGAGGTATCCTCGTTTTTGTCTTGAGCATAGTCACCAGCAAGGTCTGGTTTGACAGCAAACCAGGTACCAAAGTCTGAAGTGTCAAACTCTGTGAAATCCTTATCAGTCCCATGATAAACAACCATCGGTTCACCAGCTTCATCTACGACCTTAGAGTCTTTAATAAACTCTTTGAACCCTGGTTCTGCTTTAACCGCTGCGGTAGCCTGGTCTAAGGTTTGGGTTTGTTGCTGATCTCTATTTCTCTCCAATCCTTTTAGTGATTGGTTGCGTACAGTTTTATCCCCATCGATCACGCGAAAACCGTCATATCCTTTTTCTCTTAACTCTTCAACCGTAGGATCGCCCATTGCCTGGTGTTCTTCGACTGTCATCACCAGGGGTTTTTTTATAGAATCGGCCTTGAGAGAAATAATATTGTTGTATTCCTCAAGAGGCATTTTCATAGCCTCGGCCATGGCCCTTTGATTGGTAGCGTAGAGCGTGGCCATCTTCGTAGCGTTCTCTTCCGAGATTCCGCCTTTAATCAACTGGTCGCGTTGGTCGTTTAAGATGTTGTCAAACGTATCATTTTCTTTTTGCCCTTCCATGTGCTTGCGGAGAATAGTTTCTCCATCGTCATCGAGCCTTTCTGCATCTTCAACTTGTTGCCGCGCTTCGGTAGGAGTGAACCCATCAGCATCAAACTTTGCATGCGGAATCAACGCAGCATGCGCTTCGGGGTTCCTGGCAATATTCGATGCATAATCTGGCAAAGGTATCCTGATCGGGCTGTCGGTTTCCAGGGCGGTTTCGTATTGATCTGTTAGCCCCAACTCTTCCATCACCGCAGCTGCATCATCCTGGTAAAATTCCTGCACCGCCGCGGAGTCCACATAAACGTCGCTGACCGGACCCTCTTCGGTAACAGCTTCTACATACTCACGATGCTTATCTGGTAATTGTTCTGCTAGGTTGGATTCCTGGGCGTTCTCTCCCAGGGCGGTCATCATCTTTTCGTTAATATCAGCCTGGCTGACTTTGCGGCGTTCTGCGTAGTACCGAGCCATTCCACCAGGAGAACCCAGCACCGCAGATCCAGCAAACACTTTAATACCTATGGTCCCTATCTGCGTGGCCGCTTCTTTTAGTTTTCTCGGCGTATCTAATTCCGAGTCAATATCCTTTGAGCTTATATGCCTGGCAACTTCTCGACTTAAAAAGTTGTTTATCTCCTGGAGAACTTCCGTCCCAGCCTCACCTCCGGCAGACTTAAATATAGTCGCTATCGCCAACACCAAAGCCTGTTTCTTGGAAACGGTCCCACCAAGTTTAGCCTTCTTAGCAATCGCCTTGACGATCGCTGATTTGATCGGCTTGGTAAACAACCCAATTCCTATCACTTCCAGGGACCCATTCACCCAACCGACAACATGAGAGGTATTCTTTGCCAGCCTAGGCTCAAAACCCATGCCTATCATTTCTTTTTCAGCATGGCCAGCTTCAACCATCCTTGCCTGGTTAAACACTTCTCCCATCGCAGCAATCGAACCCATAAGGGTTCCAGCTGCCGGAACGGTTATAAGTTCTTCGGGTAGCCCCGCTTGAGGACCTGCTTGCCCAGCTATCAACGCAGTAGTGGCACCACCCAATGCTCCGGCGGATGCCTTTTTCGCGATTTCATCCAGCCCCTCAAACACTTGGCCGACCAATAACGCCGCTTCTCCCAGCGGTCCTGACGGACCAAAAACACCATCCTTGTCTGCATGGTATCCTTCCAGGATTTTATCGATCTCCTCGATCCTTTTTATACTTTCTAGTTTTTGTGTTTCATTGAGATTATCTTTGTTGTAGATACGCATTCCTTGTTCGTGAGTCAACCGGCCTTCATCGAACATATTCTCCATGTCCTTCCAGATAGTTTCGTACCAGGACAGGTTCTCTATGTCCTCCGGCACCGCCATGACTTCCGCCAGGGTTCTATCTTTAAGCAACTCTTTGAGGAAAGGGGCTTGCCCCAGAGCTTTATTAGCTTGGTTGATCTTGATCTGATTCTCTGCAAACTTCGGGTCCGCCTCGACTCGTTCCGCTGGAACCTCTAACTCACCAGCCATTTGCTGATTTTTAATTACTTGCTGCGGATTACCTTCCAGGGATGTTTCCAGGTTATGTTCAACGCGAGCCGCATCTTCCTCTTCCTGGATACCATGCATCGCCTCACGCAACTTCTTGAGGCCATCGCCTTCTACCGCTAAAGGAGAAAGCCCAGTTTCCTGCTCGCCTGGGTCAGGCTCGCCGATCAACGGTTCATCGAGAATCGGATCGCGTTCCATCTCATAGTCGGTCAGTAAACCCATTTATTCGTTCTCCGATTTTAATTCTTCAGCTTGTTTAATAATAAAATCATAAGCCTTCGCTGCGTATGGCCCATAATCACGCAGAATGATTGGTCTGGCTTTCTTCATACCGGACACGCTCAACCCTCGGCTATGCTCTAGCAAGGTTCTGCCGGAAATAGTTTTATTCCCATCCGGGTTTTCTATGCGGACAGAACTTAGAACAACTTTCGGATGTTGCCCTCGCCAAAATTCAGCCAGAACTTGATAAGTATCGACCTGACCGCTTGCCTTGATCTCGCCGGCCAACTGCCTGGAAGTTTTGCTGTCCATCTCACTAAGCCATACTTCTATTTTGTTGATAGGCACAATGTCATCGTCTACCAGGACATACATGTTTTTAGTTTGTACTCCGTCTGCCAGGGCCTTGTCGTAATACTCATCATCATCATCGCCAAACTTAAAAAATCCTTTCTGCGGATCGGGTTTGTCCCCTGGGTCTGTAAAATAAATCTTATTGTTAGCAATGCGTCTTGCCACGGTTGTTTTTACATGGGGAGGCATATCACTACCCCAATCACGTTTCCAGTTATCTTCCTCACGCTCTGCCGCACCCCCCAAAACTGCGAACAACTGGACATTCTCTGTTTTCTTCTTATTGGTTGCCGCTATCAATTCGTTATCCAGCCGCGTTGTAATGCCGCGTCCTTGAGTCGCGGTACTATCGACTGCAATCGGGTATTTCTTTTCCAGTTGTTTTTCGTATTGAGGAGTTAGCGTCCTCTCGACAATCGCTTTAAACTCTTTATCATCTGGCTTTCTCCCCTGGTTTTTCGGGTCTGCTATAAACGCATCGATTTCGTTTTGGACCGCTTCCCTAGCCGTGCCTCGCATCGGTGCGTATTCTGCTCCTGTCCAACCCCAACTATCAAACCTGTCTGCCAGCCTGTCTTTCCGGCTGCCAGAGGCTCCCTCTTTCAGTAGGACAGTTTTTCTTTTCATAAAAGATTGCAGGGCTTGTTGTCTGAGTTTGCCGCCGTACTCTCTCTCTATATTAAGAGTCTTGAATTTATCCGGATTGTTGTAATACATTTTCTCCAGGATTTCATAATTAGCAGAATGTACTTCTTCTGGAATATTTTGGACTCCGAGAAGTTGCTGTTTGAGTTCAACATCCAGTTGATTTTTTTCTTTGATCCCCAGGTTATTGTAGTGAGCTTGCATCGATGGCGGCAGGTTGTTAAAGTCAATCGGAGTGCCAGCGTCCCCACCTTCTATCGAAATTTGTCCATCTTTGACGGTTAACTGGGTTTGTGGGTTAATACCCTTGTTTTGTCTTATCCAATCGAAAACAGCATTGGCGGAGTTCTCGGTCTTTTTCGCATCGCCTTTAGCCGCTGCCGTTTCTAAATAACGGTACTTGACCATCGCCGCACTTGAAATTTCCTTATTTTTCTCACCGAATATAATGGGCAAAGGATTGTTAGACGCCAATGCCTTGGCTGCCAGGGAAGAGGACTCAACATCCACCGTTTCTTTCCACATCCTGTTCCCTATGGTTTTGCGCGTTGCCTGGTTAATATCTTTCTCATGCGTTTTAAAATATTGTTTTGCGGTCTGTAAATTCTCGGCGCGTTTATCTCCGCTGTTTAAAAGATTATCAATCACGCCCTGGTGTACCGTGGACGTATATACATTTATGTCAACATTGAGCGAATCTTTATCGTTCATCCCCATGGCCTTCGCATTCGCCTTGATCCCATTAATGCCTTCTAAAATATGTTTATTACGTTTTACATCCTGTTCTGGGGTCCCGACCCCTGTCTGGATTGCCTCAGTCGCAGACCACTTTATTGATTTCTCATTAGCCGCGATCATGGCTGTTAATCGTTCTTTATCTTCATGCACTCCAACCCCATGCAGGTAAGTAGCTCGGCGATCTTTAATGATCCTGTCGGTCGCCAGTTTTTGCCTGGCATCCATCTCGTCGTACTTATCAAGAAAGTTAGAGTGTAACTGCGACATTCTGCCACGTTGCTTAAAGGCAGCCTGGGCGTTAGGGTCTTTCTCATCCCAGAGAATCTCTGCCCCTGCTGGGTTATGGAAATCCTCTATCTGCTCTGGCCTTAAAGGGGACCTATAGTTTTCCCAAAGGTCACCTTCTCTGCTTAGCAGCCCTTTTGCGTTGCTACCTTTTTTATTAAAGGCGGATCGTTTCCGCTCAAACTCATAGTCCTTCCAGGCGGAAGACGCTTCCTGGACGGTTGTCAGATCCAGTTGGTTTTGTTTGGCAATAACAAAGTCTTGTATTTTATCCGCCGCCACGCCAAACTCTTTAGCTAACTCCACTTCCCCTCCCGATAGATTCTCAATCGTAGCGGTATTTCGTAACGCGGGGGCGTTAAGTCTTTGTAGTTTTTGAGTTGGCTCGTTAACGAAAGGAATTCTTGGCATAATATTAAACCCTTACTTTATTTTTGAATATTTGAATGATGCGTAATCGCCAGCTGATCCGAGCAAACTGGAAGTGAACGCCATCGCAGCTGACCTCCCTGGGCTGATAGTCGATGCTTTTGCTGACGCTATATCGGCTTCGTTTTTGTAGTTAAATTTTTTGATATTCAACCCAAACACTTCGTTATCTGTATTGGCGGCGATCGTTTCCCTCTCGACGGCCTCAATCACATTGGTGCTTAAAATAATGTCCAATGGAGTGCCGCCGGTCATCAGGATATTCCTGGAACCCCATCCAGCCTTTTGACTTGCCTTCATGTGCTTGAACTTGAGTCGATTAGCGTTCTCTTCGGCGCGACCGCGTTTCTCAGCGTTGCGGATTTCCGCCATGGTTAGTATCTGGTTATTCTGTGCATTTTGAATAATGTGATGGTAGTAGGACAGTTCGTAACTGGCTTCCGCCGCTGCGCCATAGCTGGCCAGCCCTGCCTTGAACAGGCTTGACCCTACGAACATCTGCCCAAAAGTTAAACTCATTTTTCGGCTCCCTTGTTGTAATATTTATTGACCTGGTAGCCCTCTAACTTGTAGCCCAGCTTCTCGTACAACTTTAAGGTCCTCTCAGGTTCGACATTAGTGGATATCCCGAATCGGAGCGATACGGCTCCTTTAGCTATGGCCCAACTCTCAAATGTTTTAATCAACCGATAGGCTGCGGTTCCGCCTCGCCTGGATTTTGTTACAAACAAACAAAGGTCATTTGCCATAAGGCTATGGCCAAAAAAGTGTGGGATAACTAGACCGCAGAACATCCCTATCGTTTCGCCTTTATCCTCGGCAATAAAACATGCCCCATACTCGACCATGCCAGGAGAATTAAAAAGGGCAACAAGCGTTTGTTCATCAAAGTCCAGCGTGTTAAAAGTCGGTGCTTCTTGGTGCATTTCTCTACCCAGGCGAATCAAGGAAGGAAGATCATCGGTATCGGCCTTTCTTATCACCATGGCGGTTTTTGTTTTAGGCTGTCCCAAATTCCACCTCCAAGGTTAAAGATAATATGGTCAGCGGGGATGGATCGCTCTGCCGGACAATGATCTGCCCACCCCTGGTCCATGATGCGTCCAGGGCGATCTCGATTTCGTCAGATTCCAGGGCAGTCGGTTCGCCGTATCCTTCGCTGGTTCTTTGCGCGTATGCTTTTAAATGAGATACGTCTGGTCCTACCAGGGAAGGACCCCTGGTCTTATCGACTCTAATATGTACCTTCGACACCGATTTAGTTTGCCCCTGGCCAAGGCCGTCTGCTTTCGCTGCTACAACCGGCAGGGTCTGTAAGTCAGAAGTGTAAGGTAATCCGATATGAGCAATACTGGCTCCCTGGGTCAAGGTCACGGATCCATCCGCTGCTACTGTTTGCGGAGGTGCTACCGATCCGTCTGCGTAAATGGAAACCGATTCGCCGATTAAGTGGTGCAGCCCATTGATAACAGTGATTTCTTTTCTAGCTTTCCCCCCTGACACATAGGTCGAATACGAACTGCCATCCACATTTACTGGGGTTGCTGCCGTGGTTTGTAATTCAAAGGTGTTAGTGGTAACACTCGCTACGGTATAACGGTTGCTATTGAGTTCAGTCATCCCAGTATCAATCCCGATCCCGCCGACATCGGTGATTCGAACAACATCGCCATTCGAAAACCCATGGCTGGCAGAGGTTACGACGACAGGATTTGCTGTAGTCGCAGCGGTAATTGTTTTAGGATTATTATAAGAAAGCCCCGAATCCACATGGAAAGCATCTCTCACTTCGGAGAATACCCTGGAATGCAACCGCTCAATGAATCTTCGGTCTACTCCATTGATCCGGCGTTTGACAACCACATACAACATCTTTTCGCCGACGCTCTCCGGAATAACCGCAACCGATTCGAACTCCCCATCGGTTTCGTGAAGGTGCCAGCCTAAAACATCAGGTTTCTGGCCTGACAAATAAGTCAGTCCGATTAACTTCCCATCGGACCTGACGGCCCAGATGATAGATACCGGAACGCTGGAATACCCCCAATCGGTTATGGTGTACCCATCAAACAAATGAGGGGCTATTATTGAAATATCTCTAGGCTTGTATTTATCCGTTTCGAAAGAATAGTTCATGTCATAGACATGACCCCCAAGGTCCGCTATGAACATGACCGCATCCCCTGATACGATCGGTTCTCTATTCCCTGATCCGACATAACTTTGCGGTCTTAGCGCAATAGTCGTAGGAGTAAGAGCATCCGAGTTCTCGGTCGTCAACTTCCACTCTGTAGCGGAAGTAAAAATAATCAACTCATCCAGGGGAATGATATGCCGGACCTGGTTGTATTGCCTGGCCGACAAAGTGAACAAGAGTGAGTCATCGTCCTGGGAAGGAATTGATTTAGATAAATTAGACTCGGTCCCTGGTCGAGTCATCCAGGTCGATTGCGGATTGTTATTGGTTGCTGAAAATACCCGCCTTTGGTCATGGTAAGAAACCGTTGAAGGATAATCGTCGGCACCGCTAAATGGGGTCTGGTTCTCAGGAGGAGATATTAAAACATCCGCCTCGATGTTATCATCAACAAAAGATGTGTCCGGAGTCTGGCCTATATAGCCATGCACCCCATTATCGTCCTTGTAGACGTTGTATCGAGTCGCTCCTGTTACCGCAGCCCATGAAACTGTATTCTTATTCCCAGAGGTTGATAAATCGTTTGTCGCTGAAACTTCCGAGGACGCTAGAGATTCCTCCAGAATATCTGATAGTGCGGTAACGACATATTTGTAAGTTAGCGATCCGGAAGTCGGTAAAGCTGAAACCGATACACTCCCAGGCGCGGAAAGACTAGGCGCAAAGGTGATCGTTGTTAAGGTCCAGTTTGTTGCACCCAGGCGTTTTAGTTCCCTGGGAGCAAAAGAAGGATGAACTAAAGTCATCACATCAGCCGATTGCGTGTAGTTAATTTCGAATAAATCCGAGGTTGTGAAAGGAGTCGTTAGGGTGTAAACCCTGGCAGCTGTCCCTGCGGAACCGTAAGCGGTATAGGCAGTGGAGTTGATGTTGTTGCCCTGGAGATCGGTGATCTCAAATGTGTTAGTTGTCTTGTTAGCGACTTTAAAATACCGGCCATTCAGTTCAGTCATCCCAACAATGGATGAAATATAAACCTCATCCCCATCGGAATAGCCATGGCCTGTATCGGTGACAACGCAAGGATTCGCCTGGGTTGCTCCTGATATAGTCGTATTCGCCTCCAGGACCGTGGACCCCTCAGTATGAATCCGCATATACAGATTCCCGAACTCAAGACAGTACGCCTGGTCAGTATTAAATATAAATGGGAGTACCCTGGTTGAAGCCGACCCGCCGTCTTTTACCTCTTTGATAAACTGGAATCCTGGGCGGTTGACAACTGGGCCATGGGGTAAAGGGTAGAAATTAAGACAGGTTGACAACCCTGTCTGGTAATGGTTTAGGTCGATCCGTCCGAGCATCTCCGGAGCGATGACCCCACCACCAAAAGAGCGTTGGTGTATTCGTGCCATATATCCCCTTTAAGTCCTAGCCTTAATACCGCTGGGCTGATAAGTTCCTAAATTTAAATCCGCCTTACTTAACTGTTTTCCCTGGGAAGCGTCGATTGCCTTCGCTTTCCCCATGTTTAAATTATATTGTTGCGCTGCAATTTCCTTGACCTTCGGTTCCCTGGTAATCGGTAACGCCAGGTAAGAAGCGAGTAGCCAGGACAATGCATGAATGAAAAGAGGGGGGAATTTAGTCGTGTCATCAATAACGGCGGTGTACCAAAGCTCCGCATTATCGGTGTTCGCTAGAATGATAGTGCCATGCGTTGCATGACTTTCGGTCGCAAACTGGACCGGGGTATTGTATTGTTCAACCACTACTTGCCTGGCAACCAGGTAAGGATTAGGAACCGTGTACCAATATTCCCACCCAGAAGGGGCGGTCCCTGATATTTGAGCTAACACCTGGCGACGTTTAGCAAATCCCCAATCGAACTCCGCTAGACATTCGTCCCTGGCAATCGGATAGAACTTCCCGCATTGAGCCGCTTCCGCACTTCCATCCGGCGGTACGATCGCCGTGATCTCGGCCTTGTTGCCAATATGTCCCAGGGCCAAATTACAAATATCGACAGCTGATGCCATTTACTTTCTCCGTTTTGACTTTTTCGTTTTTTCTACTGGTTCCTCTGGTTTGGATTCTCCAACTGGTTCTTCCCACGGATTATCCCCAGTTTTATATATGTTGCCTCCAGCCCTGGTCCCTTGAACATTGGATGTAAACGGCATTGCATCTTTAGGAGGAGGGACTTCATCCTCCACGCCGATCATCCAGGACCCTCGATCTTCTTCTTTCTCTATCTCAAAGACATCCCCAGGTCGCCTTCGCTGCGATCCGTAGTAGCCCATGATTTTTGCCTTTACCTTGATTCCCACAAGTCACCTCAAAAAAAAGTTAGAAAGGTGAAGTGGCGGGGAAAGGAGGAGGAAATCCCCGCCACCTCTGAGGGCAGACGCTAGATAGCGTCAGCGTAAGATTGCCAGCTATATGCCTCTTGATCTGATAGATAAGCATCTACCGTGATCGTTGGCGATGTGCCAGCTAAAACATACTCAACCCCGATATACCTAAGTACACCTTCAGTTGGGACTGCCATTGTGAAGTTGTATCCTGCCGCCAATGTTCCGGCAGCAATCGCACGACTTGACAAAACGGTTCCTAAAGAAGTAGCCGCGCCTGTAGCAACGCCAAAGGTATAAGTTTCATCCCCGGTCGTAAAGTCAGCTGCGACAGTCACATTAAAGTGAACGTATAAAGGTTTACCTGCACCCACTTGCCTTGCGGTTTGGGTGAGGTCGATTACGTTGGTACTGTCAGCCGATGCTGTTAATGCCTGGGCATCCGACAGTTCTAATCTTGCATCTACATAACTCATAATTTATCTCCTAAAGAGAAGTTAGTGTTTAGTTAGACCATCCGCTACTTAGGAGATGGTTGCTTCCGTACTGGTCAAAGCATCACAACGGCGAACCGGAATGCCATCAAATGACAGAACCTGTTTACCTGCGACCTCGTCCTGCGTCATGCGGACATTGGTCGTATTGTTGATCTGCCGACGCAACGTAGAACGAAGTCCGCGATTCATATAGAACGCGGGTCGCCCCTTGCTGGCATTTGGCAGAAGCTCGATAGCCTGGACCATGAGATCGGTAATA